TATAGGTAAAATTAAAAGCGCAAAACGTAAAGTGTATAAAAAGAAGTTTGGTAAAGAACCTACAGTTACTATTAAACATTCAGGTGGTAAAAAAGAAAAAGTAATTGATCAAATGATAGGTGATAAAGAAATTGATCGTTATCATAGAATTTCAAAAGCTAAAACTTGGAGAAAAAGATAATGGGACAATTTTCTAGAGGCAGATATTCATTAATGATTTCAGATCGTTCTGGAGCAGCATTTCCATACAGAGAAATGGTTCAAGAATGGACTGGTGCGTGGGTACATAATTCTGAATATGAACCGAAGCAACCACAGATTTCACCAAGACCCCATGGAGCAGATCCACAAGCTTTACAACATGCAAAACCTGCAAGAACAGAATTTGCAACAGAAGACTTTTTACCCAACGATCCTTTTACAACTACAGCAGCTTCACAAACTTTAACTGTTTCATTTCCAAGTAATGGTTTTAATGATGGTACGACTTATGTAAGATTTAGAGACGTTAAAAAACCAGTAGGAGGAGTTGCAATAACAACTTTAGAATTAGAGACTACTTTAAATGGTAATATATCTGCTTCTGCAACTACTATTACTTTAACTGATGCAAGTGAATTTCCATCATCAGGATATATTGTAATAGAAAAAGTTGATCAAGATTCAAGCTCTTCAACATACGGCCAATATTTTAATGAAACTATTAAGTACACCGGAAAATCAACTCATGATTTAACGGGATGTACAAGAGGAAGTTCAGCTCCATATAGAGGAGACACACCAGTAAGTACAACAGCTGGTACTCATTCTAGTGGTGCAAAAGTTTTTGGTTCATATTTAGCAACAGCAGTTGGAACTACTGTTAATACAGTAGGTCAACCTTCAACAGAGACTCAATATAATTCACTTACAGTACCACTTGTTTCAAATGCAAGTAGTGCTGAAACAGGAGGCGGTTTACAGTGTACAATTGGACCCGTTAATGATAGAGGTTAATAATGTCTGGAATTAGTTATAGTACATTAGTTACAATGATAAGAAGTTATACAGAAGTCGATGACACTGTATTTACTACTGCTATCTTAGAAAATTTCATTTTAAACGCCCAACAAAGAATATTTAGTGATGTTCCTGTTGATTCTGATAGAGTTGAATATGAAGGAACATTAGCAGCTGATACTAATACAGTCAGAGTACCAGCAGGCATGGTTTTTGTAAGAGGTATTGAAGTTTTTAATTCTACTTCTTCTAGAACAGGAAGATCTTATTGGCTTCAAAAAAGAGACAGGACTTTTATAAGTGAATATGTAGGAGAATTAACAGGACCATCTGGAGGTTCAACAGGTCAAGATGTTACAGCTTTACCTAAATATTATGCTATGTTTGGAGGAGCAACTGGACTTAGTTCTACTACTTCAGGTAATATTGTAATGGCTCCTACTCCTGATGCCAATTATTTAATAAATATACATGGAAATGTAATGCCAGCTACTTTAGAGTCAGACAATCAAACTAATTATATTAGTCTTAATTACCCTCAATTATTATTATATGCCTGTTTGGTGGAAGCTTATGGATATTTAAAAGGGCCAATGGATATGTTGACATTATATGAAAATAAATATAAACAAGAACTAACTAAATTTGCAAGTGTGCAAATTGGGAGACGAAGACGAGACGACTATACGGATGGTACTGTTCGTATACCAATCGAGTCACCGCCTCAGTAATTAGGAGATAAATTATGGCAATAACATCGGCAATTTGTAATAGTTTTAAAGTAGAAATTCTTAAAGCAGAACATAACTTTACGGCTACTACTGGAAATACTTTTAATTTAGCTTTATATACAAGCTCTGCTACTTTGGGAGCATCAACAACGGCTTATGCAAGCACTAACGAAATAACTAACACTTCAGGATCAGCTTATTCCGCTAAAGGAAAAGCTTTAACAAGTGTTACACCAACTTTAGATTCTTCAACTGCAGTATGTGATTTTGCAGATGTTTCTTGGACATCAGCTTCTTTTACAGCTAATGGATGTTTAATTTTTAATGATTCACATTCTACAGACGCATCAGTTTGTGCAGTGGCTTTTGGTGGCGATAAAACTGTATCAAGCGGAACTTTTACAGTTCAGTTTCCTGCAGCGGCAGCAACTACGGCTATAGTGAGAATAGCATAAGGAGGGCCTCCTTATGGCATTTGTCCGAACGTTTACCGTTACGGTTAGTGGTGGTAAATATTTCATTGATAGTGTTCAACAACCAACCATAAACATAGCAGAAGGTGGTTTATATAAATTCGACCTTTCTGATAGTTCTAACGAAGATTATAATTTTAGATTTTCATCAACAAGTGATGGTACACATTCAGGTGGTTCTATTTATACAACAGGAGTTGATACTTCAGGAACACCTGGCAATTCTGGTGCTTATCTTCAAATTCAAGTAGCAGACGGTGGAGAATTTCCAGCTGCTCCTGATCCTCTTTATTATTTTGATACCACTACTTCCAACATGGGAGGTCAAGTAAATACTCCAGCAGCCGCGTCTTACGGAATGCGTGCATGGAATATAAATTCATGGGGAGCTCAAAATGAAGTTGATGCATCTTTAACTGGTTTAGGTTTAACTTCTTCCATAGGAGAGTTAAGTGCTTTTCCTGAACAAGGTTGGGGATCAGATACATGGGGCTATGAAGATTGGGGTGAAAGTGGATTTACTCTTACTTTAACTGGTGTTTCAGCTACTGCTTCAGTAGGTGAAGCCGTTGCTTCATCCTTACAAGGATGGGGTAGAGCTGAATGGGGTGAAGAACCTTGGGGAGACAGTGATAACCCTACGGTTAGTTTATCTGGAGTATCGGCAACTACCTCTGTGGGAGATCTTTCAGCATTTAACGAACAAGGTTGGGGTAGAGATCCTTGGGGTTATGAAAACTGGGGTGAATCAGCAATGACAGTTGTTGTTGATGTTTCATCTAGTGGAGTAGGAACAACAGCTGTTGGATCCATTTCTCCAACAGAAATGTCCATAGGTTTAAGTGGTCAAGAACTTACATTATCTTTAGGAACTCCAGGATTAGAATTTGGTCCTGCAGGAGCTATATCAGGAGTTTCAGCAACTGTAAGTGTTGGGTCTGTTGATCCAGCAATAGTTGTACCATTAAGTGGAATTGGAGCAACAGCTTCAGTAGGTGCTATTACGCCAGCTGATGTAATGGGATTAACCGGAATAGATGCAACTATTTCTGTAGGATCTATAACAGTAGCTTCAGTTGAATTAGTTGACGTAACGGGAGTAGGAGCAACTTCTTCTATTGGTTCAGTAACTGTGGCTGATATGGCTGTAGGATTATCTTCATCTGCTTTAACAAGTGGTGTAGGATCTATTTCTCCAACAGAAATGGTTATGGGATTGACAGGTGTTTCAGCAACTGTTAGTGTAGGCCAAGTTGGTGGTCCAATAGCATGGAAAAAAGTAACTCCTAGTCAAGGTGGTAGTTGGAGTCAAAAAACAGCCACTCAGGGCGGTAGTTGGAGTAAAGTTACACCATCTTAATAAATATATAATATTGACATTGAATAAAAAACAAATTAAACATAACAAATTAAGTAGGAGATAATATTATGGCATCAACTTATACACCTTTAGGTGTCGAAAAAATGGCAACCGGTGAAAATGCCGGTACATGGGGTACAAAGACTAATACAAACTTAGAAATTATTGAACAATTTGCTGGTGGTTATACTACGCAAGCAGTCTCTGATTCAGGGGATACAACTCTTTCAGTTTCTGATGGTTCAACAGGAGCAACTCTTGCTCATAGAGTACTTGATTTAACGGGTGCACTTACGGGCGCTAGAAACGTAACTATTCCAATTGACGTACAACAAATGTACGTACTTAAAAATTCTACAACAGGATCTCAAGCAGTAACATTTAAATATGTAACTGGTACAGGATCTAGTGTTACATTTACAGGTGGTGATACATCTTCTAAAATAGTTTATGGTACAGGGTCAGGATCTAATCCAAACATCATTGATTTAGGATTTGTTACTACTACTGGTACTCAAACTTTAACAAATAAAACTTTAACTTCTCCAAAAATTGGAACTTCTATTTTAGATACCAATGGTAATCAGTTAGCTCTTTTAACAGCTACAAGTTCTGCTGTTAATGAAGTTACATTAGCAAACGCTGCTACTGGTAATGACCCTATTCTTAGTGCAACCGGGGACGATTCAAATATAGGTATTTCTTTTGTAACAAAAGGAACGGGAGTTATTAAAGCTGAAGATGCTGGTGGAACAGTTTCTGCAGTTAAGATTGCTGGTAAAGAAACCATGTGGGTACCTGCTTCTGCAATGTATGGAGCTACTACTAATGGTGCTGATCCACAACAAGTGGAAACAACAGCAACTAGACCAGATATGAAAGTTTTAGATTTTGATGCAAGTACAGCTGAGTATTCACAATTTTCAATTGGATTTCCTAAATCATGGAATGCAGGAACAGTAACTTATCAAGTTTATTGGACACCAAGTTCTACGAATACAGGAAACTGTATTTTTGGATTACAAGGAGTTTCATGTGGTGACAGTGATACAATTGATGTTGCTTTTGGAACAGGTGTAGAAGTCACAGATGCTGGTATAGGAACAGTTGAAGATCAACAAATTACTTCAGAAAGTGGCGCAGTAACAATTTCTAATGCTGGTGATGGTGAACAAACTTATTTTCAATTATATAGAGATGCAGCCGATGGTAGTGATACTTTTACAGGGGATGCAAGAGTATTAGGAATTAGATTATTCTTCACTACAGATCTGGCTAACGACGCGTAAGGAGGATAGAATATGTCTTTTGGATATCAAGTTCTAGGTTTTGGAGCTGGTTCATCAGCTGCAAAAATAGATGCAGATTATTTAGTTATAGGTGGAGGATCAACTGGAGGAATTCGTCACGGTGGTGGCGGAGGAGCTGGAGGTTATAGAACTTCTTTTCCAGGTGGAACTAAACAAACATTTGAATCTCCTATAACAGTTACAGTGGGAGCAGGAGGAACTCACCCTGGTTCTAGAGGAGCAACTGGAGTTAAAGGAACCGATTCTTCTTTTGTTACAGGTGCAACAACTTTTACTTCAGCAGCAGGTGGTATGGGATATGGCCACGGGACTTACAGTACAACTCTTGGTAACGGCGGATCAGGTGGCGGAGGAACACACAATGGAACAACGTCAGGCGGAAGTGGAAATACACCTCCAACATCCCCAGCCCAAGGAAATGATGGCGGAGATTCTGATTCTTCGGCCGGAGGCGGCGGAGGCGGCGGAGCATCTACTGCAGGTGCCGTTTCAACCGGTGGAACAGGTGCACCTGGAGGGTCATCATCATCAAATTCAATAACAGGATCATCTGTCGCTCGAGCGGGCGGCGGTGGAGGTGGTTCTTATCAAACCCGTGCTCAGTCAAGTGGCGGCGGAGGCGGAGCTACTGGAGGAACAAACCAAGACACTGCCAGCACTGCAGCAACTGCTAATACGGGATCAGGATCTGGAGGTACTGGGGCTGATTCAGCGGTTGATCCATTACCAGGTAATGGTGGATCTGGTATAGTAGTAATTAGAGTACCAGCTGCTAATGATCCAGGAAGTTTAGCTATAGCTCCAGGAACAAATTCAATAAGCACTGATAGTCCAACAGGGGATAAAATTTGTACTTTTACAGTGGACGGAACTTTAAGTTTTTAACATGGCTCATTTTGCAGAACTAGATGAAAATAATGTGGTATTAAGAGTTACCTGTGTAGGTGATGATGAAGTTGCTTATAATGGTGATCCTGCAGGAGAAACTTATTGTACAAAACTATTAGGTGGAACATGGAAACAAACATCTTACAATACAAGAAATGGTGTTCATTATGACCCAAATACTTGGACGCCAAGTGCAGATCAATCACTAGCTTTTAGATGGAATTATGCTGGTCCAGATTTCACATATGATGCAGTAAATGATGTATTTTATGCTCCCCAACCTTTTCCTTCTTGGACTTTAGATGATCAATATGTATGGCAGGCGCCAGTGGCTAAACCTACCGTTGTAGTAGATGGAAATGGAGATCTAATAGAATATAATTGGGATGAAGTTAACCAACGATGGGAAGGTAATCCTATTGTTAATGATGTAATAGACCCAAGTGTCACATACATATGGAATCCTGCCACTTCATCTTGGAATTAATTTAGCTCTAGACTTTCTTAAAAAATCCTATATAAAGTAATAACGAAAGAATTCGTTATGGAATTAAGAAATAAATATTATTATTTTACAGAAGCCTTATCAACAAGATTTTGTAATGATGTTATTGATTTTGCTTTAAAGCAAAAAGACAAAGATGCTGTAGTAGGTGAGAAAAATTTAGAAAAATTTTCTAAAAAAGAATTAAAAGAAGTAAAGAAAAATACTCGAGATTCTAAAATAACCTGGCTTCAAGAACCTTGGATGTACAGAGAATTAAAACCCTATCTTGAAGATGCTAATAGATTAGCACATTGGAATTTTGATTTTGACTGGATAGAATCTTTACAATTTACTAAATATGCTAAGAATCAATTTTATACTTGGCACACAGATGCTTTTCCTGATAGCTATAAAAGTTCTTCATCTACTCATAATAATAAAATAAGAAAACTTTCTTTTATATGTCAATTAAGTAATCCCAATAAATATAAGGGAGGTGAAGTAGATTTTGTAATTCCTAAAATGGATAAAACTAAACTAACATTTAGCGCATATCAATTAAAAGAAATTATACCACAAGGTTCTATTGTAGTTTTTCCTTCATTTGTGTGGCATAGAGTTAGACCGGTAACGAAAGGAGTAAGACATTCATTAGTCTCATGGGCTCTTGGATTTCCTTTTAAATGAAAAAAGATTTTATACTATGTAAAGAAGTTATTAATAAAGAAATGGCTTTATATTTATATGATTATTTATTATTAAAAAGACAATCGTTTAGAACTCTCTTTAATAAAAAATTAATTTCTTCTAAAAATTATGATTGGGGTCAATGGGGAGATGAACAGGTTCCTAATTCTTATTCTGTTTATGGAGATCTAGCCTTAGATTTATTATTATCTAAAGTAAAACCTTTTATGGAAAAAAAGACAGGTGTAAAATTAATTGAAACTTATTCCTACGCAAGAGTCTATAAAAAAGGGGACATTTTAAAAAAACATAAAGATAGAATTAGTTGTCAAATATCTGCTACTATGAATTTAGGTGGTGATTTATGGCCTATACACTTACAAACACCTAATAAAAAAATAACAAGTATTACTTTAAATCCTGGTGATATATTAATTTATAGAGGAGATAAACTTTATCATTGGAGAGATAAATTTGAAGGAAATTACTGTGGTCAAGTTTTTTTACATTATAATAATATTAAAAACACTAAAAATAAATTTGATGGAAGAATTCATTTAGGTCTTCCAGGTGGAATAGCAGACGATGCTAAATAAACAAGCTGTCATATATCCTTTATTTGCTTCCCCTGTAATGGAGTTGAAAGTAGACGTAGACGCAAAAAAAATGTTAAGTTATATAAAAAAAACAAAATATAGAACAACTAAACTTGCTGACGGCTGCCATCAATCTTTTTCTAATAAAATTTTAGAAGATAAAATTTTGGAAAAAGAAAAATTAATTTTAATGAATGCTGTAAAATATTATTTAAAAACTGTATTTCATTATAGTGGTAAATTTAAAATGGGTAATTCTTGGTTAACAAAAACCTTTCCAAAGTGTGAGTCTCAAATTCATTGTCATAAAAATAATTGGATAAGTGCGTGTTATTACCCAGAAGAAAATAAGGGATTTAAAATTTCTTTTATTAGGGGAAGTGTGGTTCCGTTTATTGATGTAGATTACGATGATTATGATAGTGTTTATTCCTGTGACAACTTTAACCTTTTTCCTAAAAAAGAAAGTCTTGTAATTTTTCCTAGCTACGTGCAACATAGAATAAGTAAAAATTTATCTAATAAAAATAGATATTCTTTAGCATTTAATATTAATCCAATAGGACATTTTAAAAAAGGATCAGACGGGGAGGTAATTTATGATTGAAAAATATCAAAAAGAAATAGCAGAACTAAAAGAATTGCTAGAAATGGAGAAACAAGTTAAAAAATCAGAAGTAGTTTTAAATGCAGAGCTTAAACAATATAATTTAAAATTACAATTAGCTATTGAAACTCAAAGCAAAATCATTAGTGAATATGCTGATAAGATAGCGCAACTAAAGAGACACATAGAAAAACTTACTTCATAGGTTGTGAACACAGTTAAAAAAATAATTATTGTAGGAGGAGGAAGTGCGGGCTGGATGACGGCTGCTACTTTAATAAAAACTTTTCCTAATAAAAACATAACTGTAATTGAATCTCCCAACATTCCTACTGTGGGTGTGGGTGAAAGCACCATTCAGGGAATAAAGTTTTGGACTAAATACTTAGGTATAGAAGACAAACAGTTTTTAAAACATACGGATGGAATATATAAATTAAGTATACGGTTTACTGATTTTTATAAAAAAGGGGAATACTTTCATTATCCTTTTGGAGAACCTTTTACTGAGGGCAACACTGCTGAACTTAATGATTGGTGGCTTAAAAAATTTTTATACCCTAAAACACCTAAACATGATTATGCTGATTGTCATTTTCCAAATATGGCGTGCATTAATAATAATAAATTTTCTTATAATGCTTCTGATCACATTCCCTTTGATTTTGATAAAAGCGTGGCATACCACTTTGATGCAACTAAATTTGCCATATGGTTACGAGACACTTACTGTATACCTAAAGGAGTAAAACATATTAAAGAAGATGTTGTAACCATAGAACAAAATAAAGAGGGCATTGTTTCTTTGAATAAAAAACATAAAGGAGATCTATACATAGACTGTACCGGTTTTAAGTCTTTACTCTTAGGTCAAACTTTAAAAGAACCTTTTGATTCTCATAGTGAAAGATTACCTAATGACTCAGCATGGGCTACTAGAATTAAATACAAAGATAAAGAAAAACAATTAGTTCCTTATACTAATTGTACAGCCATAGAGAATGGTTGGGTATGGAATATTCCTTTATGGAGTAGAATAGGAACTGGTTATGTATACTCTTCTAAATACGTAGATGATGAGACAGCTTTAAAACAATTTAAAAAGTTTTTAAAAACCGATGAATTAGATTTTAAAAATATAAAAATGAAGGTGGGTATCCATAAAAGACTATGGGTTAAAAATGTTTGTGCTATAGGTTTATCAGCAGGATTCATAGAACCTTTGGAAAGTAATGGATTATTTTCGGTCCATGAATTTTTAATGAAATTAGTAAGAACTTTAAACAGAGGAAAGATTTCTCAATGGGATAAGGATAACTTTACTTTTCAATGTAAATTATTATTTGATAATTTTTCTCAATTTGTAGCCATGCATTATGCCTTATCTCAAAGAACAGATACCCCTTATTGGAAGGATAACTTTAATAAACAATGGTCTTTAGACTTATTAAATTTAAAAAAAGATCTTACGAGTGGGTTTGTTGAAAATGCCATTAATAGGAATTCTTTTTTTCACTATGATAAAAAGGCCGGCCTTCATTGCATAGCTGCGGGAATGAATTGGCCTCCTACTGATTTAGAAACCTTAATGTATTTTAACCATATGAATAAAGAACAATTTATGGACCACTACCAATCTTTTATAAAAAGATTAAATACCAGGAAAGAAACTTGGAATAAAAATATTCAATCTTTACCTTCTTTTTATGACTTTATGAAAAAAGATGTTTATGAACAACATTAAAACTTAAAGAAATTCGCTCTTCTTTTTTATTTAAATTAGGTCTTACTAAATGCTCTACCCACGGTGGGAACAACAATAATTTTCCTTCTTCAGGTACGAAATGATAGACGGAAGAGTTATGAGAATTGTGACCTATCATTTTAGATGGATGCCAATCATACTCTAGATTAAGAGAAGGGTTCCTGAACAATAAATCTCCACAATCTTTTGGAGCGTTAAGAAAATAGACTCCAGAAATAATACAATACTGATGAAGATGAACTTCATTATGATCTTTATAGCCATTAACGTTAGCTTCTAAAGTACGAATAGAATATTCTCCTGGTTTAAATAAACATCGTTTGGCATATTCAATAATGCCTTTAGTAACATGATCCATAATAGGTTTAAAAATAGGATCTTTAGAGCTTAATTCTTTACTCTTCCAACCTCCTTTATTACTTATAAAGCTCCCCTTACTTTTCTTCTGCATAGATTTAATGTGTTTAATAATCTTTTTATTATCTATGCCTAAATTATATTCAATAATAGGAATGGCAAAAATATCGTTATAAAATTTCATATTTCTATCTTTTAGGTATATTATATTTTATAATGAAATTTGTCAATCTACTCTCAACTGTAAACTACCCTACTTCTAATCAACAGAAACAAGAACTATGGGATGTTGAAGGTATCATTAAAAAGCATAGTAATCAAAAATTTAAATTTGATTTGAGACCTTTAAAAAATAATATTAAAAAAGGGTTCTTTAAAACCAAGGCTGATAAAATGGTTTTTGATATAAAAGATCAATATATAGTAGTTGATGTAGAAGAGTTACATGAGTATTTAAAAGATAAAGAGCTAAAAATGGTCTATCTAGAAGAGTTGATATCTAAATTAGACTGGAATATAATACTGTTAAAAATTTAAAAAGCTAATATAATGGGTCTTTATGTTACAGAAAATAGGATTTTTACCTGGTTTTAACAAACAAATTACACCTACCGGAGCCGAAGCACAATGGACGGGCGGGGAAAATGTTCGTTTTAGATATGGTACTCCTGAAAAAGTAGGTGGTTGGTCTTCTCTAGGAGATAAAAAATTAACCGGTCCAACACGTGCTATTCATCACATGGTTAATAAAGAGGGTATTAAATATGCTGTCTTAGGAACTAATAGAATTTTATATGTTTATTCTGGAGGAGTTTATTATGATATTCATCCTTTAGTTAATCCATCAGGTACAGCAATTACAAATGCATTCAGTACGACTAATGGTGATGCAACTGTTACGTTAACTTTTTCCTCAGTACATAACTTTGTAGCAGGAGACATTATTTTATTTGGAGATTCTTCTACATTTAGTTCTATTACTGATTCAAATTTTGGCGCATCTGATTTTTGTGATAAAAAATTTATGGTTACTTCCGTGCCTACTACCACTACACTTACAATTGAAGCAGAATCTACAGAATCAGGATCGGGTGCCAGCGAATCAGGAGGAATTACTTATTATAGATACTACCACGTAGGTCCAGCTGAACAGGTTGGAGTTTATGGTTGGGGTATATCTCAATTTGGTGGTACAGTTACTAACCCTCAAACTAATACTTTAAATGGAGCATTAGGAGATAACGTTTATGGAACTGGTGGATCAGGAACCAGCATTGTTTTAGATTCTGTTACAGGATTTCCAACAACAGGTACAAATTATATTCAAGTTGGCAGTGAAGAAATTTCTTATACAGGAGTTTCAGGAAGCACAACTTTAACAGGAATTACAAGAGCAGCTAGAGGAACTACAAGAGCA